CCAACGATTGGGACAAAAAGGCGAGAGGTAGACGGGGCGGCGCTCGCCCATATTATCGACGCTTGGCGTCCTGATCACGCCTACCTCGAAAAGGTCGGGAGCCGACCCGGCCAAGGGGTCCGGTCCATGTTCACCTTTGGCTGCACGGTCGGCGTCGTCAAAGGAGTCCTTGGTGCGCTCGAAATCCCGTTTTCGGAGGTGTTGCCACAGGAGTGGCAATCGGTAGTTTGCGCGGGATGCAGATCGGGCGATCCAAAAGGAGCGGCCTTGATTCGGGCTCGGCAGCTTTTTCCCAAACAGAGCTTTCTCGCAACGCGGCTGAGCAAAAAACCCCATCGCGGGCTCGTAGACGCCGCATGCCTTGCGGAATACGGCCACAGGATCTGTCACCATACGGCCACGGCCAGCTGTGGCCCGGAAACGATTACGGTTCAGCGGATTGAGGCAGAGGGAAACGCAGAGATCCGGCGCGTTATGCTGGAGAGGTACAATGAAAACAAAGGAGATCCAAAACCATGAAAAATTCACAGATCGGCAGCTTTCTTCAAACCCTGGAGGCAGATCAGCTCAATCAGCTGGACGCTGACTTTCACCAGCTCGTCAAGGCCGTCGAGAAGACGGGGAAGCCAGGCAGTTTCACGCTGAAGCTAAAGATCACGAAGACCAGCGCGACCCAGAGCCTGATCACTGTCGAAGCGATTGCGAAGGCACCCAAGGGACTCGCACCAATCAAGAGCCTGTACTTCTGCTTCGACGATCTGAATCAGCCGACCGGGGAGCTGAGCACGCACGCAACCCGTCAGCCGGACCTGTTTGAAACTGAGCGCAGCGGCCCAGCTCCGCTGCGCAGCATCAAGCCATAACCCAAAATAGGAGAATAAGTAAGATGGACAACAGCAACAGCAACAGCAACAGCAACAACAATATCCAGGCAGCCATCGAGGCCGGTATCACAATCGGCTGTCTCAATATCGATACGCAGCGCGGACACAACGGCGTTCCCTATGCTATCGTTCACAAAAACGCCTCTTTTCAGCTTCTGAGCGAGCTTCAGCAAGCAGAGGACGCCCGCGCAGAACGACCGCATAGGCTGTCTGGAACCGCTCAGATTCTGACTGAGCAGTCGATGGTCGATCATATGCTTCGGTTTAAGGATGCGTACTCTGTCTTGTTCGGAACAGACAAGATGGTTGCGGCAGTCTACGACTACCACAAGCCGGTGAGGGCAGACCGAACACGCGATGAGCAGGCGCAGTGGGGGCACCATCGCGCTGAATACACCCCCAGGCTCTCGCGGGAGTGGGACAAGTGGGTCAACGGCTGCAATAAGCTGTTGACTCAAACTGAGTTCGCCGATTTTCTCGACGAGAACGATCAGAACATCGCCCCGCCGATTGAAGGTCGGGCGGTTCCCACTCAGGCAGATCTTGCAACAATCGGCCACACGCTGAAGGTCACGTCAGAGGACGCGATCGAGGCCACGATTGATCGCGTCACTGGCAACTACCAGATGTCGGCCAAGCACAACATGCAGGCCACCGGGGAGTGCAAGATCCCCAAGGAGTTTGACGTCTCGATTCCGATCTTCGAAGGTGGCGTGAAGGTGCGGATCTGCTGCAAGTTCCGCCTGCAAAAGTCTGGCGGTCAGATCAAGTTCGGGTGGGTGATTCCTGGGGCGGTTCGCATCCTCCGAGAGGAGTACGCAGCCGTGGCCTGCCGAATCGCTGAGAAGACCGGCGTCCCGCTGATCTTCGGTGCTCCAGAGAAGTAACAGGAGCGACGGGTCTGTGAGTGGTCGCTGAAAAGAGTGCGCCTTGCGCTGAAAAAAACGGGACTTGGCCATCTCTGGTGCGCTCAAGCTGTGTCTGGCAAGCCCTGAGCAGCTTCTGTCTGCCATCGAGCGAGGCGACCCCCTGGTTCGATCCATTGACCTGAATGATGCAGAGGTTCTGTACCCACCCCCCGCCGAGATCAACAGATCGAACTCCCTCGCTGGTCGCCTGCTCCAAAAACTCAGAACCCTAGGCGGAAAGTAAGCCGCCTTGACAAAAACCGAAATTTTCGGTAGGCGTAACCGCAGCACTCTACGCAGCCGGGCCGTTTGATCCTCGCTGCGCTGGCTCAAACGGCAAGTGAGGTTTCACACTGGAAGCGCAGCTCTTGACTCCAACCAAGGTTCTTGTGCTCCGATACCAGCTCGAAGCCAGGCTTTGTTCGACTGGGGCACAGCTTGGAGCGCAGATCGAGAAACTCCGACGCGGTGAAGCCGGTCACCAAAGGGGAAGTGGTTCCCCTGCGAACCAGAGGCAACTCGAGCAACTCTCAGATCTGGCGCTGCTCTGCCGTGATCTCACGCCCGAAGAGGAGCGAGTGTGCAGGGCGCGCTACGGAGGGTGGTCAGGTGGGCACGATCGCTACACTCGCCTTGTAAGGCCGTGCGAAATGCGCGCTGGTGACGGCGAGGAAATCGTGAACCCGCGACCAAACGGAGCGTCTGAGCACGTCGAAGTAGAGGGGCTTCGGTCGCGCCTCCCGTCGTTTGGGCAAGTGGCCCACTTGCTTAAACTCACGCCGCACCAAGTGGCGAGGCGTCTACAGAGCGGACGCGCAAAGATCGCCGGGAAAATCAGGGCGCTGTTGGACCAGCGCGATTTTGTGCGTTCTGATCTCTCTCGGAAAAGAGAAAAGCAGAAAAAAAAGATTGCAAGGTTTCTCACGAGAGGCTAGGAATTTTGGGGAGCACAGGTGCGCCCTGAGCGTGAATAGGGGGGCGATTTTATTGGGGTTTTCGGAACAGCAATGAGAGCACTTTCTTGTGAGCCGAAACTTTCTCTAAGACGCCCGGGCGTCTGAAATGGCGTCTCGGAACTCCGACGGTAAACGGCTCAGCGGAGCTCAAGAACGTAAAAGAGCAAAACAGCGACGAGAGCTTGAAGCGCAACAGGACGCGCTCAGCGCGGCACTTGATTTGGAAATTGGGCGTCCCCCCGAGGATACAGCTGATCTGATTCCGTGGGCGTCCAAGGGGCTTGCTGCCGTGGCGTATGCAGCGGCCAAGTCGTCGGCGTTCGGCTCGAAAGCGGAGCAACTACGATTCCTTGCGGACGCCCTCGCGAAAATTGGGATGTTGCGCGACAAGACAAGCGAGCAGCAGAGGATTCACAAGTTGGCGATGAAGCACGGCCTTGTCGTTGAAGAGTGCTCAGCGGAAGGGCTGACTCCGAGTGTGGAAATTGAAAAACCGGCAACTGCTCGACGAGCTCGAAAGCCGGGAAGCAACTCGCCTGGTTGACCTGTGCTTGGTTCTGCGGAGCAAAAACACTCGGGAGACGATTCTGTATGCGGGGGGGCAGTGGGATCAGGTCGAGCGCCGGTACACGAACAGCGATCCTCACGCAGCCAAGGTGATCGACATTCACGAGGGGCAGGTGGATTTTGTTCGGTGGTATGCGACCTGGCTCGAGTCGTTTCGAGAGGGGAACCCACGCGACACATCGATTGTTCTTGCTGGCGGTCCGCGCAGAGGCGGAAAAACATTCGCGCTTTTTGCATGCCAGATTGCCCTCTGTCTTGATGTGCCGCTGTCGATCGCGTGGGCCGTGTCAGTGGCGAACACAGAGCGCGACGAGCTGGATAGGCAGATCAAGGAAACCCTCCCAAGTTCCTGGTACAGCTACAGAGAGTGGCCGAAGCACCAAACGACGATGCTGAACGGATCTGTTCTGACAAACGTCAGCGCCGACGATCCCGACACCACGAAAAGAGGCCGTGTTGATCTGGTCTTTTTGAACGAAGCCCAGAAGATGCAAAGCCGCGTGCTCACAAACGCGATCAAGGGGACTGCGGACCGAGGCGGTCTTGCGATCCTTGCAGCCAATCCGCCAGAGACGAGCAAGGGGGAATGGACCTATGATCTCCACGAGGCAATCACAGAAGGGAAATTTCGGCACAACCGACCGAGGTATTTCCACTTCGATTCGAGGCTGAATCCGTTTATCGACCAAGACGCCAACGAGCGGGCTGGAGAGGTCTTGTGGATTCTCGATCCTGAAACCGCTCGTGCCAACGACGCCGGGGTTTGGAAACGACCTGGGGATTTGGCCTATGAAGCCTTCCGACGACGAAACAATGTCAAGCCGCCTCCTGATCTGGGCGATATCACAGAGGAATGGACGCGCAGAAAATTGGGCCGCGCCTATCGGTATATCGGCGGATACGATCCCAACGACAGGCCTCACCACGCCGGAACAGTGTGGAAATTGTTTGGAACATTGGATTCACCGATTCTGTGGGCTGTTGATGAACTGATTGTTGAGAATGCGGACGGAGAAGACCACTTTTGCGAAATAGCGGCAGCCAAGTACGACAGAGAATCGATCGTCTGGGTAATGGACAATTCCTGTTTCTTTCAGGATTCCAAGCACAAACGGAACGGGAAGAACAGCGTGGATTATTTCCGTGGCTGGGGCTACCGCTGCGAAATGAACCAGCCTCCAGCCAAAAACAGCAAATCGGGCTGTGCTCGCAACCCAGATATCGAACTTCGCGTGTCTCTTGTGAACAAGCTTCTGTACGAGAGCGACGACAAGCTGAAGCTTGCGCGAATGTTTTTATCTCCAGAGTGCGTGTTGCTCTGCGATGCGTTCAAACGGTGCGCATCAAAAAAAGTTCGTCACGGCTACGGGCCAGTAGGCCGAGAAGCGCACGTTACCGACACAGCGGGCTATGTCGCTTGGTGGGTCTGGCCAGCGCCGAAACGGAAAGATTTGTTTAGTGAGCCCGTTGGTTTTTCTTATGAACGAGAACAAAAAGCATTCTACCACTGACGAACGAGTGACAGCGGCCAAGGCAAGAGATGCCCTACTTGTCGAAGCGGGGCGACGCGACGAAATCCTACAATCCGAGTTGATGCGCTATCGACTCAGATCTAGCGACGAACAGTGGGCGAGAGCACTCTCTCAAATCGCCAAAGACGCAAAACGCCCTTCGGCTGCCAATCACAAAAACGCTCTGATAGTGAGCGGCGCACTAGAGGCACTGGAGGCGTCGTAGAGTGGACTGGCGAAGGAACCTGACCGAGCAAGCCAGGGAATACACGGCTCGCTTGGCAAGGGCTGCGCTTGCCTTTGCGAAAGCGGATTACCCAATCGTTCCAGGAATAGGGAGCACCATCCCAGAGGGGACAAGGCTCAACCTGGACGAGCGAGCGCAGAAAATCGCGCAGAGCAACGCGGCGCTTTTTGGTCGCGTTGGCGCAAGGCTTGGCCCCACGCCAAACTGGGTAAGCACGCACCCTCTGCGAAATCTCACCCCACTTCGGGTGTCGGCGATTCACAACGAAGTGCTGACGGCTGGCTGGATGCTCGGAAAATCCTCGCTCGACGAGGACGTGATTCTGGCGGACTCGCACCTTCGGAGCGTGGACAACAGTTTCCGTGTGGCGGTGATTGGGAGTCCGTTCACAATAGAGCCAATCGACACATCAGAGCTTGCGTGTAATGTGGCAGCCTATCAACAAAAAGTTCTGGAGTCGGCGTGCGGATGGCAGAGAGCATGCAAACGCCTGCTATTTGGAAATTTATCAGGGTACGCGATTGAAGAAGTTGTTTATGCGAATAAGGAAATCTCGTTGGAAATAGGCGGGCGATCTTTTAGCGTAGAAGCACCCACACCAGACGGATTCGAGTGGGTAAGAAATGCGCATACGCGCTGGAATATCGCCGAAGGAGATCGGTTAGAAATCGACACAAGGGACGGATTCGTTCCTATTTCGGCATTTCCTCACAAGTTTATTCGGTACGAGGCCGCGCACGATTTTCAGGTTCGCCGACGAGGATACAATTACACGAACATCTGGTTGAGCTTAATCAAGCTCAACGCTTGGGCCAGATGGGGGGCGCTTCTTGATATTTGGGGGCTCCGCGCTCCTTTTGTGCGAACGAGCCGGGAGCTGTGGCACAACGAGACATTGCGAGAGCAGCTAATCGGGCTGATCGAGAACTGGAGCCTTGGCAAGGGGTCTGTGTTCCCAGACGACGTAGAGGTTGAAGCGAGTGCTGGCGTGAGCGACGGCGACGCGCGTGGAATGCATGCCGCGCTTGTTGGTGTGATCAACGCCGAACAGAGCAAGCTTGTGCAGGGCGAGCAGCTTACAACGGAAACAGGAGGTGCGGGCTCTTATGCGCTTTCTGAAACGCACGCAGATACAAAATCGGACTGGGTGACAGAGGGAGAGCAGAACCTCTCTGGAAACGTCCGAGATTGGCTGCAATACCAGCTCCGCATGGCGTGCCAGACCTACAACGGAGACGGCACTTGGGGGGAACCCCTCCCAAGGGGTCTTTGTGCTGCGCTGAAAGTACCCCCTTCCGAGATTTTATCCAAGTGCGGTCGCCCTCAGTGGCGTGTCACCAGAGAAATGACACCGACGGTGCGGATGGACCTTTACGACAAGGCCGTCAACAAGCTCGGAATGCGCCTCTCAAGCGATCCGCTGCATCGCGAATTTGGCTTTGTGAAGGCGACGGAGGGCCACGAGGCGCTGATTGGAGAACGCGACGTTTTGGGGCCACAGGACAGCGCAGTAGGAGGCGCTCCTGCCCCAGTCTCAGTAACAAATCCGTCCAAGAAAGAGGCTGAACAATGAGTTTTTCAGGCGAGTTGCATCTCGCAAACCACAAAATCCGACGCGCCGGGATGGAGCTTGGAACCGGTCAGTCAGCCGCGTTCACGAGCGCGGTCACGCTCACCAATTCGCATTCCGAGCTTGTGCAATTCGATGCCAGCGGCGGGGCATTTACAATCTTCCTACCGGCGTCCCCCTACGATGGGCAGACCTATCACCTGTCAGAAATCGCCGGGAACGCGACGGCTTTGACCGTTGACGGGAACGGGAAGACTATCAACGGCGCGGCTACCCTGACGATGAACGCCGCGTTTCGTCAGAGAAAGCTTCGATACAGCGCGCTCGCCGCGCAGTGGATTGTGATCGGCGGAATCTGATGTCTGGTCATGTGTTGAGACTCTACGGAGAGATCGGGAGTAACCCCTTCACGGGACAGGGGACGAGCGCGGCGCAGTTTGCGGAGGATCTCCCAAAAGAAGGAGGCGATCTCGAGGTGCGAATCAACTCCGAAGGGGGATCGGTTGTTGAGGGGTTCGCGATCGCAAACGCGCTTCTTTCCTATCCCGGTCCAGTCACGGCAATTGTCGAGGGTCAGGCGAGTTCGATAGCCTCTGTGATAGTCGCTGCCGCTGGGAAGATCAAGATGTACGAGGCCAGCTTGATGATCTTGCACGCTCCGTGGTCGGACAGGGGCGGCGATGCCGGCGAACACAGACGAACAGCAGAGACGCTCGAAGCACTCGAAGGGCTCATGCGGAAGCTCTACCATCGTCGCGGAATTTCCGATGAGATGATTGATTCCTGGTTTTCGGGCGGGGACACATTGCTGACCCCACAGGAAGCGAAAGCGGTTGGGCTCTGCGACGAGATTATTCACGAACCTGCCAGGCTCACAGCACAGGCAAGAGCGCGACTTTTGGCTCACAACAAGAGGGTAAAGATGAACTACGAGGAAATGGACAGGGCACAGCTACGGGCTGCCTACAAAAGCGAGTCGGACGAAGAGGAGAAAGCCAAGATTGCAAAGGCATTGGCCGAAAAGGAGGACACCACCACAGGGGATCGCAAAGCGCGAGTGAAATCTGGCGCTGACCAAGACCCTGATGTGCAGGCGGCAGTGTCTGCCCTGCTCGCCCCGCGAATGGCAGAACTCGACCAAATGCGCTTGGGCATTGAACGGGAGCGCGCAGAGACGAAACGGGAGCGCGAGGAAATGCTGTTTGTGAAAGAGGCCTCTTTGCTCCCAGAGGTAGAATCGCGGGGACTGTTCGCGAAACTCGGAAATGACCTTGGGAAAGCAAGGGCGGCCTATGCAGCCGTCGCTGCGGTTGCGAAAAGCAAAAACGAACAAAGTATTTTTGCTGGTGGAATGCCTCGCGGATCTTCGGGGCGAACATCTCCGCACGCGGTCACGGAAGACGAAAACGGGATCTCCCGACATGGCGGGGTCTTGTTCAAGAACTTGAATGTCTCCCATCGTGTTCGCGCTCTTGTGGAAGAGGCCAAGGCCAAGGGCGACAAGCGGATTCCGAGCGAAATATATTCGTACTTCCTCAAGCAGGTTCTTTCCGAAAGGAGCGTGTGAAATGGCGCAACCAAGCGCGGTTCAGTCAAGCGGAGAGGCGATGGCACAAAGCCTCTCCGATCGAGGGTTTATTCCGCACGCAAGCGCAACGATTCAGAAGTTTCGAGTCGTTGTTGCGGCAAGTGCGTCAGACGACAAACTTGTCTGTGAGCCAAACTACAGCGGAGCTCTTCTTGGTGGGCGTGCGTTCGTTGGGATTTGCCAGGCGGACCGGACGGTTGATGCCGCTGGAGCCGACAAGAACGGAATCTCTGTTGCGGTTGCGGGGATCGCAAGAGCGATTCTCAAAACCAACACAGCTTGCACAAAGGGAGACGAGGTAGGATATGACCCGGCTCAAAACGGCTACGTTGAGCCGGTCACTGCTTCCAATCGCGGGAAAGTGGTTGTGATCGGGCGATTCGATCAGAGCAAAACCACCAGCGCCGACTTGCAATTGGTAAGCGTGGTGTTGCTGACGGCGCAACGGGGAGGCGGAGGCGCAGTGGGAGCAATCGTGGCGGACTCGTCTGACGTGACCAATGATCTTGCAGAGACCATCTTTTCAAATGGTTCCATTTCAATTCCGGCAAACCGGCTTGGCGTTGGGAGTCGGATCGATGTCAAGGCGCGTGTCTCCGTGACAAGCGGCAACGGTGCAGACACCTTGACCCTAAAGGCCTACGTTGGCTCTGTGGCTGTCGGGAATCTGATTGGCGCAACCCCGGCTCTCGACGTTGTGGATCTCGGAGGCGATATTGGGCTCCTCGATCTCGAGGCGGTTGTTCGCTCAATCGGGGCAACCGGAACCCTGATCTCTGCTGGCATTGGTGCAATCACGGCGAGCGTTAAAGCGACCGGTTCCGCGAGCACTGTGACCGTGGACACCACGGCTGCGCTCCCAATTTTGATCACCGCCACCTGGTCGGCTGCCAACGTGGCCAACTCTTGCAAGCTTGTCCAGTTTTCCGTCGAGGTGAAAGATTAACAATGGCCCATCTGTCCTCAGACCTTCACATTGATCAGCCCCTGTCCGACCTGGCTGTTGCCTACATGTCGGACCCCAGCGCCTACCTGTGGCAGACGCTTTTGCCAATCAAGGCCACTGATAAGAGGTCGAATTTTATCCGTGGTGTGAATCGCGCAAACCTGTTGCGTCGGCACGAGCTCCGCGTCGGGAACAGGGGTGCCTCTGTTCCACGGGTGCGATTCAAAATGGACGCCTCCCAGTCATACAACTGTTCGGACCTTGCCGTTGAGTGCCTCAACGACGATCGGGAAGAGGCCGAAGCAGACAGCATCGTGCAGTACGTTCCTGAGAACCTGCGGCACCTCGTGGAGGCGCTAAATATCGGTCTGGAGTACTACGTGATCAAAGACACGCTGCGGAATACCAGTGTGATCACAAACTACACAGACCTGTCTGGCACAACGAGACAGTACGATTTGCTCGGGAGCCCAGACTCGAATCCTATCCCGCACTGGAGGCAGATTGTCACCAACATGCGGCACCAGACCGGTGGGAGCGCGCCTAACTCGATCACCCTATCGACGTACACCTGGCAAAAAATTCAGGAGAATCTGAACACGCTCGCGCTGGGACGGTTGGAGGGGTACAACTCAGCGTACTCGATGGCTCAGAACGTCGAGAACATGATCGGCGTTGCGCCCGGAACGATCAAAGAGAGCACGGCTGTCTACAACTCAGCGACAGAAGACGACGGGACCGAGACGCTTCGGACCTTTATCGGACCCGATGTGATTTTCGCGTACAGTCAACCCCCATCGATAAGGAACTTCGGGCTTGGTTTTATGTTCGCTTTTGCGGGGGCGTCAACGGGACCAGTGACCCAATTGCCGGACGGAATCAACACGCCCTTTGCGGTTCTGTCTGTTCGTGATTGGTTAACGGAGACCCTGGCAGGAGGCACCAAAATGCGGATCATCGGCGGGGTTGATGCGAAGGTATTGAACCCAAACGCCGCCTACCTGATCAAAAACGCGATCAACGGAGCCGACACAGACAAGTACAACGACTGGCTCAAGGCGTAGAGCGGATGAGACGAGCAGCGCGGCAAATTATGGCCACGGTCGAGCTTCCGTACTCGGTCGGAAAGGTCCGAGATATAACCGAGGAGGAATACAATCCTCGTGCGTGGAAATGGATTTCCGAAGAAGAGGAAGAGGCGAGAGCCAAAGAGGCGGAAGCGAACAGAGAAGCAGCGGAAAAACGGGTTCGAGAAGAACTGGACTCCAGAAGGCTGCTCGAGATTCGGCTGAAAGGCGAGATCGCAACGCTCTCTGCGCGCAGAAGAATTTTTGACCAAAAGCGCGAAGAAATTGGGGGGCAGATCGCGCAATGCGATTCGGACCTATCTACGCTGAGAGAGCAGCTTGCAGAGGTTCAAAAAAGGCCCGAGCCCTCTGTCTGTGTGCCTGTTGTTCTAGAACAAGTGGCGACTGAGAGGCCGTTGGTGGCCTTTCAGCCCGGAAAGGTTCGCAGGGTCGCCAATGGCTAATCCTGTGTTTCTGACTGACGAAGATTTGTGGAGGCGGGTTGGAGGACAAGACAAGCTGACGCAACTATTGGACCCACAAGGAACGGGAACCTGGGACCCTGGCACTGCCGAGATCGCTCGCGCAGATGCCAGCAATCGGGTGCTTGCTGCTGCCGGGGTGCAGGCCGAACACGTCTTGGATGTAACGGAGTTTCGAGACAAATACCCGCACCTTGTGACGGTAGGCGCGCAGCTTGCTATTTGTCTTCTGTGGGAATACGGATCGTCTGGTCAGGCACTTCCACAGCACCTTGCGGATCGCAAGACACAGGTCAACGCAGAGCTTTCGGACATACAACAGCGGAGGCTCAAGCAGGGCTCTGTGAGCTTCAATCCTGTGTCTGGTCAGCGGATTGCTTCTGGAGTAAGTCTGGACCCAAATTCTGACCGCCTGTCCTTGGCGAGCTGGAAGGCGTCAGGATTTTGCTGACGATCTCCGTAGACTCTGGCGGAACGGTCAGGAACCTGAATCTGCTTGCTGATAAATTCTCTGACCTGAGTCCGGTCCTTGGTCCCTTTTCGGCGTTCATGAGGAACGAAATCCAAGAGGTGTTTGACAGCCAAGGGCACGGAGCATGGGCGGCTCGCAAGGAGTCAAGCCAGACCCATCTGGAAGCCAGGAAAGCCTCCAAGATTGCCAGGATTGAGGCGACCAAGTTTAGCGGGCTTGAAAACAGGCTGAGGTCTGAATACAGGCGCACCATCAAGCGAGCAGAGAAGCCAGCCAAGACGGAGAAGATTGCGGCTGGTAGACAGCGAGCAATCCGTCGAAAAGAAGCGCAGATGGCCGAGGTCGCTCGACTGGCCGCCGGAGGAGAGAGTCAGCCACGGGGACAGACTGCGCTCTACCGCAGAGTAGAGCGTCGGATAGTCCAGAGCGAAAAGAAAATTGAAGCGGTCAAAGAGGGAAAGTTGCTCGGGCGGATCGCCAATAGCTGCAAAATCAACTACAACAAAACGTCATGGGAAATGGAGTCTCAGGTTCCATGGGCCTCTGTCCACAACGAAGGGGGAACCGCTGGACGAGGCGCGAAGATTTCGGAGCGGAGGTTCTTGGAATGGACCGATGCGAGGCTTGAAAAGTTCGTTGAGATGGCGGCGGCGTACTTGCTCGGAAAAGAGGGAAAGAAGGCGAAGGCGTGACGCTCGATATTCGCACTGCCGCAATCCAGGTCCAAGACGCTGTGGTGTGCGCAATCGAGCTTGCCTACGCACGCCGATACCCAGAGGCACAGAACTTGGCGGGGCTTGCGCTGGTAGATGATGCGAAGCTGCGCAACAGGGCGCTGGTGTTTGTGGTGGAAGAGGGCGTTGTGTACCAACTGCGACGCGGAAACACGCAACCGGTGGTCTATCCAGAGGTAATCGAAACGGCCTCTGGAAATGGACGGTGGATTCGTCAGTACTCCTCTGTGACCTTCGGGCCAAACTATACAAAGCCTCTCCACAGAGTCCGATACGGGTATGCGGCGACGGTTGAAGCATTTCAGGGGGAAGACGGAGAGCTTCTAGAGAGGCTCTTTGGTCAGCGACCAGCCTTGGTTGTGCAGCTTGTCAATGACGAGTACGAGCTTCGAGGGCAGCGTCACGGTGGCATCTACGACGCGAAGTGGACGTTTGTGCTCCACGCGACGGCGTGGAACGCGCGGCATGGCACGGATGCGCTTTATGGCTCAGAAGTAGAGAGTGATTCAGGAATTACCCCTGAACGGGGTGTCTACCGTATGATCGGAGACCTCCGCTATCTGCTTGCCGGTTCCGATCTCGGCCTTGGTACTGCTGTGAAGTTTACCTCGATCGACGGTGCAGCAAACCTTGCCGTCTCCGACCTAGGGCAGAGGTACTTTCGAGCGGAGGTCGATGTCACGGTTCATGGAACGGTGCATCGTATCGACGAGGACCTGATTTATCCATTCACTTTGTCGATTGAGCGATTCGAGACCGGTACAGAAGAGGAAGGCGTATTTGATCCGAGAAACTTTGTGAGTTCTGGGCTTCAAGTATTACCACAACCCGGTCTCTCTGCCGCGCCCAGTTCTGGTGCTGCCTATGTCGATGGCGAGCTCGTGACCCTGATCCCCGGCTTGCACCTGTTTTCGGCAAACTCCGACACCTATCGGGACCTTCTTCCGAGCGGGACTTTTGTGTATCAAGCTGTTGAAGTGAATGCGCCTCCACCCGCTGTGACACCCAATGCACTGCGCGTGGGAAAGACGATCACGAGCGCGTCGGAAATTATTGGCGATGCGCTCCTTTGTAGCTACAGACTAACCTCCGCGCCAACAAGCGGAGATCCATTCCAGGTGACAACATGAACCAGCCGCTCAACGGACAAAGGGTGCGGGCAATCCCATCTCCAGGTGTTCAAATTCAACGCAGCGCAAAAAGCTTTGGCCAATTCCTTCCCCCAGAGGGAGACGAAGTGATTTTTGACAATTACCACCGACAGCGATTGCAAGAGGGATCGCTGCTGGTAGAGGCGTGACAAATGCAACTCAACCCAGACTTGCCGATTTCTGTCCAGCTTCCGGGGGTGTATGTTTACCTCAATCTGATTGGGGCCGCTCCTGCTCCTGCTCCGACCCGCGTTCTTTTTCTGGGCTACAAGACAAGCTCAGGGGTCGCAAATGCTGGAACCCTGAAACGACTCAACTCCGAGGAAGAGGTAATCTCTGAATACGGGACTGGATCGCCGTTGCATCGGATGTTCCGAACCTTTGTCGCCCAAGGTGGAGCAAAGACCGGAGCAGAGCTATACGCAATGCCCCTGAACGCACCGAGCGGGTCGGCGCAGACGAAGTTTATCAAGGTATTGGAAAGCCCAACTGGAGCGGTAGTTGGCTCATCTGGGACCGCTGCTTCCGCTGCTGGGTATTGGACTGTGTGGATCGCAGGAAAACAGTTCGACAGCGTGATTTCTAACGGGGACACGTATGCGACTGTCATGCAAAATATGGTGTCTCAGATTCAGGCGGATCAGGACTTCCTGCCCTGCACGGCAGCGTATTCGGGTGGGCAGATCGTTCTCACCTCCCGCGTCGCTGCGTTGGTCGGAGCGGACTTCCCCGTGGCGGTCAAGTTCTCTTCTTCGGCGATGCTGCTTTCAGCGAGTCCCGGAACTATGACTTTTGGAGGCGCAGCGAGCGGAGGGGGGACATCAAAGATTTCCAACTACCAGGACTGGAGCGCGTCCGCGACGATCGTAAACCTCGACGCAGCCACGGCGTCGAGCACGGGTCTTGTGACGGCGATCAACGCGAGCACTGCGACGCCAATCAAGGCAGCAGAGCCAAATCCGAAGACCGGAGCGATCACGCTGTACTACGTCCCTGAGAGACCCCTGAACTTCCTTGCAGGGTCGATTACGGCTGGAATCACGCAGACGCTTACGCCGTCGATTGGGACAAGCGCAAGTGGACTCCCAAGCGCGAGCACTCCAGCCCTCGGAACGATTTTGGACAGTTTGAAAACCTCCAATGTGTTCAGGCTGTGGGTGACAGACTTTACGGGGCAGGGGGGATATGTGACCGATGCGTCGTTGTCGCAGTTTGGCTCAGCGACGAGTTACGCAGACATGGGGACGCTAGCGAGCCACTTGATCGATCAAAACGGCGGTGGAATGGGACAAGGCAAGGGGCAAAACCTCATCTGGGGGTACACCTCTGGCCTTGCCTACGCCGGCGCAGTGCATACGGGGACCACTCCGAACCTGACAATCACCCCGCTTACATTCCCTCTGTGGTGCCGTTCCAGCCCAATGCCTGCATTGGACCTTGCGGCACGAGCGGCTGCGATTATCTGCGCCAAAATTGACTACCCCCCTTTCAACTACGCCGGACAGGTGTTTGTCACAGACTCTCGAACGCCGATGATGCTCCCACATGAGGCTGTGCGGGCATCGGATTCAGACACGAACGCGGCACTCGCGAGCTACTTTCTGTCTCCTGTTCGAGTAAATGGGAATGGCCAGCTTGAAATTGTGAGTGGCAGGACCTCGGCAAAGCCAAGCGCGAGCATTGATCGTGGATATGCCTTTTGGGGGTTCCAACTCACCGATCAAGCGGTTCGAGATCGATTACTTGCGACGATGGGGCAAGTGATAAGTGGGAAGAACCTCAAATTGTACGGTGCCTCAGTGAGTGACTTTACGGTGACTACCGAGGCGATCCAAACAGCAGTGGGAACAGAAATGGCACAGATGGACGCCCTTGGCTGGATTGACGGTTCTGACGGACTTCTTTCGGCGATTGAAGTGCGGCGAAACATGGCAGCCCCTGCTCGCGTCGATATCAAAATGCCCAAACGCTTTCCCTATCCGGTCGAGCAACTCTCGATCGTCGCTCAATTGGAGGGTTAACAATGGCCGGTGATTTTCCAACGGCTCTGGAAGGCCAAATCGTACACTCGATTGATTTTGTTCCGGCTGTGACAGCAGTACGGATGGACGCCCGTCGGAATGTCCCTCTCGATGCGCGGTTTGGATTTGAAGGTCAGATAGGAATCGCAGAGGGGCAGGGACCAATTCTGATTACACTCACCTTTGCGGGGCTCTCAGGAAAAAGCCAGTTTGAATTTTTGGCGAGACAGCAACAGCAAAGAAAGAAACAATCGGGTTTTGTCTGGGATTTCTGGGAGGGAAGCGTCGGGCTTTCCTCGCATTGGGTCGTTCCAGGCTGCAAAATCGGAGACTGGTCTCTGACGAACGATCCAAAGAGCGGGATTACAGACAACACGGTCTCTTTTATGGGATACGAACCGAAACAGCTTCGGTAGGAGAGAACGGTGCAACTCGGATCACTACTATCTAGCTCTGAGGGGCTCTATTGTCACGGACGCCCCGTGTCATTTTGGCTGAACGCCCAAACAGAAGGGGGCATCGTCAAGCATCACATTGATGCGGTCCTGTACCCCCTATCTCGACTGGACGAGATCGCGGCGCAAAATCAGGCTCTCGCCTACCTTCGCGGAAAGGAAGAGTACGCGGAACGAGAAGGGTCGGCAGCCCCTCCAATTCCAGATCACGTCCTGGGAGCAGAGGAGTCGATGCGGTATTTGTTTGAGATCCTACGTGATCCCGACGACAGAGCGCGCCACCTGGTTGAGGCAAACGCCTATGAGCGATTCAGACGAGGGTTGACAGCCAACACGATTGCTGCTCTCACAAAAGAGTATTTGGACTTCATGCGTTCGGAATACCCTGAAATTGTGAGCAAGAGCGCAGCAGAGGATCTCGAAAGACAAGCGGTGGGAAAATGAGAAGCCGCCCATACCTAGCCTACAAGGTGCTCAAAAGCACCCCACAGGAGTGGTTTGGGCGGCCTCTGCGCGAAGTGCATGATGCTGACATTGCGCGCTGGATCGCCTGTGAACGCGCAGCAAAGACTCTCTTGGGATCTTGATGGCCGAAAAGGTCAAAATATCGCTTTCGGCAGAGGGGGCTTCTGGCGCGAGGAGCGCGATTGGTAGCGTCACAGAGGAACTCGGTCGCCTTGGTCAAAAGGGTGGAGCAGCCGGGACCGTCCTAAAAGAGATTGGAAAAATCGCTTTTAGAATTGCGTCCGACGTTGCGCACGCCTTCAATGATGTCCGCCCGATTGATTTTGGCGCGTCGGCCAACAAAGCGCGGTCGTTTGCGGACGAGGTGGCGCGGTACAGTCAGCGCGCTTCCGCAGACGGAAACCTGATAAGCAGTCGATTCCGCGCAATCGGGGAGTCGGTCGGGGTGTCCTCGGATCGAGTGGCCCATTTTGGTCGCGCACTACAAGACGCCACGCTCGCCGGGGATGTCTCTGGGTCCCTTAAGGACCTCGGGGAGTACGCCAATGACACGGGCCGCGAACTTGAACAAGTGGGTGACATAGGAGCTACTCTCTACACAAAGCTCGGAACTCCTATCGAGAAAATCGGTTCTGAACTGCAACACCTGCGCGATCTCGCCAAAGACTTTGAAACGGTAGGAGGAACGCTCGCCCTGGAGAGATCTCTTATCCGAACGGCTCCTCTTTTGGCGAAAATCGGAGGGACCACAGAGCGAAAAATGGCCTTTTTGGCGGAAGTGGGGCGGGGCAAGTCTCCCGAGGTGGCCGAGGAAACTGCGTCAGGAATCCTTGGCGCGATCGCCGGGATGGACCAAATTCGCGTCCAACGCAAACTTGCCCAACTCACCGGAGACCCAAAAATCAGGGCGCTCACTCCGGGTCCAGGGGGTCGCCTCCAACTCAATTGGGAAGCACTCGAGGTGTTGCAAAAACACTGGAAACAAATTCCAAGAGAGGCCGTGTACAATCTGTTTGGTCGTTCTACAGAGGGCGTGTATGCGGCTGAGGAATTTCTGAAGGTAGACCTTGGGAGGGTCCGAAAAAACGCGCGGGAAAGAGAAGATTTCGAGCGACGCGTGAGCGGTGGAGAGGTTCGTGGGGTTCCGCTTGAGGGACTATTACCGAGTCAGATGGAACGGATACGTCGGGAGGGGTTTGGAGAGTTCTACAAGGGGCCACGTCTTGGCGATTACGAGCGTCGTCGTCGATCTCAGGCACAGGCGAACGTCGAGAGGGGAAACGTCGAGCTGCGGGTAGGAGATTGGGTTCAGGAGCAAAGGGACAAGCGATCGGCTGCCTACGAGGGACGAAGAGGAACGCAGGCGGCGATTGACACGATCAAGTCTTCTTTGCCTGAAACGGTGCAACGGGTCGCCGATCTTGCCGAGGCGGCTGGAGTCGAGGCCCAGTCAAACCAGGGCGCGCGCCGATCGCCCGGACCTAGCGCAGTCGAATTGACAGAACGGTCGATCGATAGGCTTGCCAATACATTGGCGAAAAGACCCGTCGTCGCGCAACCAGAGAAATCAACCAGCGCCACAGCGGTTGAAGACAGCAAGGCTGTTGGCAGAAGCCAGGCAAATTACTGATGCCAGGGCTGTCCGAATACGCAGCCCTGAGCTTTGCCCCGAAGGGGCAACAGGCGCTGATTTTGGCCAACGCCGTCGAAAGATATGAGCATCAACACGGACAGAGGCTTGCGCAATTCGAGTATCTCAAGCGTGACGGAGCCGAACAAGAGCCAATGGGCGCGAGTGCCTCTCGGCTCACGTACAAGCTCGTGTTGATGGGGAGTGCTCCGCTGACCTCTGGTGGGGCCTCTCTGTCGGCGGGAGAGCGGTACGCGCAACTTCTCAAAATCGCGCGGGGGCAACCAAAAGGGCTCTTGGTAGATATTCGTCTTGGTCGGTGGAATGTCGGGCTTGCGTCGATTCGAGCAAGCGAAGACCCAAAAAAGGCGATCGATACGATTGAACTGACAATTGAGTTTGTCGAAGACCAGATTGATCAGGGACTTGCGATTGAGCAGCAGCCCTCTCCTCAAGTGAGGGCCAATCAGGCGGTCAGCGCCTATTCGATTCTTGTTGCTGCGTCTGCGATCGGGTTTGGAGAAAGCCCGCTATCGGTGATGCAAGGGGCGCATCAGGCCGCTGTGAGGTTCGGAGAAAAGGTAGCTGCGTACACAAACGCCGCCGTGGAATCATCTGGAAATATCGCGATTGACCCTTCTCTCCGCGTCCAGATCAAGGACGTGAGGGATTCTCAAGAGGAATACTTTGCCGCGCTTGACAGGACCCTTTCTCAGACCCTTGAGCCCCCCGTGAGCCTCGCGCCGTACCGACACGCCACCTACATGGCCCTCTCGGCGTGCGAGGAACTGCAAATTTCCATCGACAACCTTAAACCACAGGTGATCGAGTACGTGCTCCCAAAGGCCGATAATTTGCTCTCTGTTCTTGTTCGGATCTATGGAAACGAGGCACAGGAACACTTTGACGAGGCGCTTCTGCTTAATCCGTTTGTGAACCCAGTGTTGATTTCGCAGGGGACCACTCTGTCCCTTGTTTCTCCAGTGCCCAAACAATGATCTCGGCTCAAAGAGAAGATCCAAGCACCGAAGCGGTGATTGAGGTGTCTGACAGCCCACAGACCACGATGGGGGGCCCTCTGTCTTCCGCTGTCTCTTCTGGACAGGCAGCCGTTGATTCTGCCTCTGTGTCGCTCGGGGTCAAGTACTCACCTCCGAACAGTACACCGACGAGGATTGTGAATACTGTTAGCTTTTCCTATAGCTCCGACGTATGCCAGCTTGGAGATCCATTTTCGGTGCGGATTCCTGATCCAAGAGGAATCTATACGGATAAATTTCGAAAAGGACAGACGATTAAGCTCTACTTGCGAAATCCAAATGTCGCAGGCGGATTGCAGACCTTGAAAAGCTTGGGCGTGATCGTAGACAGAGAGAGGCACTGCGACCAAAGCGGAACAGTGTTGCAGATCACGGCGGCAGATTTGGGATGGCATCTTTTGAATTGTGACGCGCCGTTTTGGGCGAATGTCCAAGATACGTCCCTGTACAATGTTCTCACGAGCGCAAAGTGGATAGACCCAAGCTGGGGCATTCGCGGGGTCGATATTGACAATCAGACCAATCGGCTGATCAGACAACGAATCAATCACGGACGAGCGATCCAGACAATCCAGCTACAGCAGGCGCTTGGCGTCTTGACGCATATCCAGGTTGAGCCAGAGGACAAGATCATTGATCATTTGCTCCCGTACCTCCGACGGATTAATGCATTAATAAATGTGTCGTGCGACGGATACATTCAGATATGGAGACCGAATTACGACAGGGAGCCATTGTTTAATATAGAGTTGCACGAGATCAGCGATCCAAGCAGGAACAGAAACAATGTTCTGTCTGTATCTATTCGAGACAGCATTTCCGGTGTTTATTCGCAAGTGGACTGTGTATGGGAACAGATGTCAAAAGACATTACGAATGACCCAACGGACCAGAATTGGGGAAAACACTACGCCTCGTTTCGGAACAAGGGCGCGCTGCCCTTCTTTCGGAGGAAGTCTTTTGTCGATGGAGATCTCTACAGCCAAGAGGACGCCAAGAAACAAGCACAGTGGCTATACCTAAAGGGGTTGTTTGACTCCTTTGAGGCCGTGTACGTGGTAAGGGGGCACTACCAAAAACCCGCAGGCGCGACGAGGGCTTACTGGTGGGAATCGGACCAGCTGTGCAATGTGAACGATACAAAGAACGGATTGATTGGGGTGTTCTACGTGTCCTCTGTGCGATGCGACCGAGACGAGAAAGGCGACACAACGGTCGTAACTTTGCGGAAACCGTGTTTGCAGGCGAGTTTTGGAGTCTACCAAAGACCCCCTATCCTCAAATTTGGCCTGGTCGATTACAGCGGGCAAACGAAGGAGAATGCGCAGACTGTCGAGGTAGTACGGTGAGCGTGTTCCGGGACAAGGTGATTCAAATTGCGGGACGGATTGCGAAGGTTGCAGAGTTGTCGTCCTGGGGGACCAAATGGGGCCATGGGCGAGTGACAACCTCGCAAACGGACCAAACGGAACAGCAGACAGACACGCAGGAGGTGCGATTTTATGGCTGGCAGGGCTTCCGAGTTAAACCGAAACTGCGAGGCACACAGGCGGTCGTACTCGCTCCTCGTGGCGGCTCTAGCGGCGCTGTTGCTGTGGCTTGTGACGATCTCACAGCAGGGCCCACCCCAACGGAGGAGCTAGAGCCTGTTATCTACGACGGCGCTGGGTCCACGATCGCGTTCCGAGCAGATAAAAGCGTCGAGATCAAAGCGGCCAGCGGAGCGAGTGCAGTGCTTGATTCGTCCGGGAACGTGACCGTGCTCGCTGGCCCAGGTGCTGTCGTTCGGCTTGGAACGGATCTCAATCCGCTCCTGTCTGGAGTGCTCACAGAGGCGCACTGGACAGCGATAAAAGCAACGCTCATTGCGCACACGCACCCCGAAACAGGGACCACCACGCTGCCATCGGCAGACATTGGGCCGCTGAGCATTTTAAGTTCGCCAAACGTGAAGGCGAGGACAATATGAGCTTCTCTCAAGCTGGCGTGGATTTGCTGCTTCAGCGGAATCCGGCGACAGGGAAATTCGACCTTGTGCGCGACGTGGCAGGCCCAAATGTCGGCAACCCAAGGCCAGACGACACGCGCGTTCATGCGGTGCTCACTACGCTTGTCAGCCGAAAACGAGGCCAGCGCCCTGGAGTGGCGGCACAGGGCGGAGGCTATTACGGAGACAACCAGAACAGGCGCGGAACGCTCTTGTGGACCGTCACGCAGGATGTGCGGGCGACCGGATCTCAGCTTCAGGCCTTCGCGGAAGATGGAGGACAGCAGCTTGTTGAGCTTCGGATGCTCCAAGGGTTTGTGGCGCGGCCAACAAAGCTTGCGCCTGGCAAGTGGCGAATTGATTGCGCCTGGTCACTTCCCAATGGCACAACAGGGGGGATTGTCCTGTGATCACGACCTACACGGAGCAGCAGATTTTCGAGCTTGCGCTTGGGTATTTCAGGATCACGTTTCAAACCGGCGCAAAACCAATAGACCTCTCGGATCGTAGCTTTTACGGATTGCTTGCGCGTTCGTTTGCGCGAATTTTCGTTCTGGTCCAGCAGCAAGTGTTGCAAACGGCAAACGATGCGATTCCTGCGTATCAGTCGGACGCCGACGGGAATCTGCGCAGCAAGACAAGCCGAGAAGCACTTGACCGTTGGGCGTTTGTGTTCGGCCTACCAAGCTCGACTGCCGGAATCTACGGATCGAAGGGGCCTACGGTCTCAACGGGCGGCATTGGGACCCCAACGTCGAGTCTTCCTGCGGTCTTGATCGTCGCTGGCACACAACTCAAGGACAGTACTGGCGCGGTCCTTGTGGAAACGGTTGCCAACGTCACCACAGACGGACCTCCAAACACAAAAACCGTCGTGCTTGTGTCTACCACAAAGGGGACGCAGGCCAACCTTCCCGCCGGAACAATCCTCAGCTTCGTCACTCCTCCTGTAGGAATCGGGTCTAATCTGACGCTCACAACGGCTCTATCTGGAGCGACTGACAACGAAACGGACCTTGAACTGCTCCAACGGTTGCTGCGCAAAATCCAAAATCCGCAAAAAGGGGGGACCGCTGCGGATTATCGGTTTTGGTCGGAAAACGGAGCGGACACTGCAACGGGGGAGGCTTTCGGAATCGCACGCGGGTGCGTGTATCCTCTCCGCGACGGGCTTGGAACCGTAGATGTGTGCGCGCTGTCGTCTGGAAGTGGCCTTGGTCGAAAGCCCTCTGCTGCCCTGATTACCAAGCTACAGGACTACCTGAACAGCGTTCGGCCAGTCACGGCAAAGGTTACAGCCTACGCGCCTGAAATGGCATCGTCCTCGGCCTTGAGGATTCGCGTGCGGGCACAGGCCACCTCGGCCAAAAACAACACTTTCGCGTACGACTGGGCGGATGGCGGAACGGCGACGATTGTGACCGCTCACACGGCAAATTCAATCACCGTGGCTGCTGTTCCGGCTGCTCTCTCTGCGGCGTTCGCAGCGGGTCTAAAACCACGAATCCAGGTGATTATCTCGACGGCTGGAGCAAGCCCAATTCCGTTTGTGTCTCGCGTCACGAATATCGCTGGTTTGGTGATCACGCTCGAAACAAATTTTGTGGTTCAACCAACGGACGCAGTGGATTACTTTTTTGCGGGCGGATCGATCGTCGTGCCGATCGCAGAAAGGATCAGGTCGCATATAGACTCCCTTGGTCCTTCGCGCGCCTCTGGGACGGCAGACCCAGAGGACCCCTGGGAGGATGCGCTTCGCAGAGAGCGGATCGTTGATATCGTGATGGAAACCAAGGATATCGACGGCACAAGGATGGTGCTTTCCATGCAACCCTTCGCAACAGCCGTAGAGACAGCACTCGGTGCTGGCTTCTTCGCTTCAGTGGACCGATCCCCTCGTGATATTCGTGCGGGCGTCGGCCCTGAGTTGTTGTTTGTGCGAGAAGGCGGGATTGAGGTTGTTGGATGACTCGCGACGAGATCAAGCGTCTGATTATCGCTCTTCTTCCAGAGGGAAGTGAGGATCTCTACGCTCTCGAAAACAGTGACGAAATCGGTGGGCTGCTGTTTTCTCTTGCGGGTACCATCAAAGAAACAACGACAGACAGGCTGGAAGTGCTCGCGGAAAACGCAGACCCGTCCCGGATTAAAGAGTGTATTTCTGACTGGGAGGAGGCGACCGGGTTGGTGGCGACCACGACATCAATCTTTGGTTCCGACGAGCAACGGAAAGAGGCTGTGATCGCCGCGCTTCGGATGGCCGGAGATTTTTCGCTCGACGGAATCCGCGCCATTTTACAGCCCTACTTTCAATATGCAGATCCAACGCAGATCGAGATTGTGGAACCAAACCACTCCGCGCAAAAGACGGCCCACACGTACGCAGGGGTTGCTGCTGGCGGACCCCCGGAGCGCCAAGAGGCGTGGGTCTCCGTTGCGGATGATCCGCGTGTATCGCCTGCTGGGGCGACGCTGAATTTCACGATCACGACGACAAGGCTTGACCAGATTGTTGTGATGCTTTGGGGTCCAGACGGGACCTTTGTCCAAAGGCCCCCTCTTTTCCTTGACTCAGAACCAACGGCGGTGGTGAATCAGGATTACCGCGTGGTGTTCCCTGAGTTTGCGGGAAAACGGATCAAGGGCAGGTGGGAAGTCGCCTGGTACAGCACGGGTCTGAACGCCGTGGGAATTGCGGCGTGGTCTCTGTTTACCGAGGGCCTTGGAATGTCCTACACCGCCACGCTTCCACCGTCGCCTGTGTCAATGGGTCTCGGCGCTGGGCATTTTAGCTTCGTGGTGGTAGCAGACCCCTTGCTTCTTGGCTCGGAGTGGAATCTGGACGGGGCACGAAGGGCTCTCACGAGATGGAAACCTGCACACGTTTTGGCTGGGATCACTGTCAACAATGCTTTCGGGACAGCGTGCGCAATTCCAGATACAGACAACGCAATTCCAGGGAGCGCACTTCCGTGCTAGAAAGAACAGATGCTCGCGATGCAGAGGTGCGCTATTTGGCGACTCTATTGCGTCTAAAGGACTCCTGCGTTGCATTCGGGCACGCTTTTCTGGAGGCGTCTATCGCGGCCCGTCATGTTTCTGCCGAAGTGCCAGCGGCGGCAGAAACGCAAACTGCTCTTGTCGAAACACTGCGCGCTCTCGCGGAACACCTTCCAGGTGCGCGCGAGGTCTTCAAACAGGTGATCTAATGGCATGGCCGAACACACCGCTCACCACGTACGTGGCAGGAGGCCCTCCCCCTGTCATGGCCGCAGATTTGAACTCTTTGCAAGACGCGATCAATCGCATGATCAACGCGACCTACTCGCACAAGGCGGTCGTCGTTGACGGTTCGGGCGGAGCGATTGTGACTCCGCTCGCAGGAACCACCCTTGTGAGCGCCAATTTGCTGGAAGCCACGGTTCCGGGGACATCCAGAACCAGGGGGACAGATTGTATTGGGACGCGCCCATGGGGGATGGCGGTGATCACTGGTTCTGGAACCTTCAAAAAGGGGTTCAACT